TGGAATGAGTGGCGGGGCTGGAGATGGATTGCAGGATTACCTGGGCAAGGAGGATTGATATGGGTTTGAGGTCGATGCGCGAGGTTGTCGGACTGTCGCAGCAGGATCTGTGCCGGGCGATTGGGAGCAGTACCGTGGGGCGCGTGTGGGCGTGGGAGGCGTGGTCCGACAGTCCGCGTCCGAAGTCGGCGCGCGACCCGCATTTGATGGGGTTTTCCACGGCCAAGGTGCTGGCGGACGAATTGGGTATGACGTTGGATGATTTCTGGGCCGGACTGGATGGATGATGCGACACGCCGACTTGAAATAATACCATTGGTATCATATACTTGTAACCACAAGACGGGAGGCGCTAGGCATCCCCACAGACTCAAGGAGCTGAAAGAAATGATTACCCGTGAATTCGACTACACCGCCGATGGGTTCGACGCCGAACAGCCGGTGCAGATGGCGACGCTCCGCTGGAGCACGTTGGACGAGAACGGTCACTACCACAAGCACTCGCTCCGCATGGAACACCACAACGGAGATGGCTTCAAGGCCGCGAAGCGCGAGGCATTGGCGATCATGGGCAAGGACTATCCGAACGCGACGCTCAAAGTGCGCGACTCCTATCGTAACGGCAGGTTCTACGCCGCGTTCCTCATCGACGCCGGCGACAACGAGTGAGAAGATACCGTCGCATCGCATATTGGAATCAACAAACGGGAAGCATAAAGGCATCCCCACAATCTCAAGGAGACTGAAATGAACAACCTCAACGGCAGCGAGAAACAGATCGCATGGGCGACCGACATTCGCAAGGAATTCATCGAAAAGACCCAGGCCGACATGAAGTCGGCCGACAAAAACGACGTGCTCGACATGAAGGCCATGCTGAAGGTCGCCGACAACATCACCGAAGCGGCCGACTGGATCAATGCACGCCGCAACGTCAAAATCATGTTCTTCAACCGAGCCGACTTCTGGGAGGCCAGAAGGGAGATCAAGGCCGCGGAGAAGCCGGCGGAAAAGGAGGATTCCGGCAGGAAACCGAGCATCCGCGAAATGCTCAGGGCAAAGATCGCCGAAAAGAACGGTGCCGGCGCCTCCGCCCAGACGGACGAAGAGCCGCGCATCGTCTACGACCTCTCGGACTGGGACTTCCTCTCCAAGCCTGCGGAGGACCGACCGACCTATCTGCGTTTCACGGCCGATGACAAGGATTCCGGCAGCCACGCCGAGATCATCACCAACCGCCATGGCGAAGGACGTTGGCTGCGGGACTCCACCACCGGCGACTACATCCAGATCTCCGGCACCAGCCAATACCGCCTGCCGCGCACGAAAAACGCGCTGGAGTGCCAGCTGGCCTTCCGTCTGAGGAGGTAATGAAAAAGGCCGGTGAAAAAACACCGGCCACAATCCCCACCAATGTGGGGAACACTACGAATCCCAAATCTTTTATGGGATCATCCCCACAAGCGTGGGGAACATGTCTTAAAAGACACTTCAAATATAACACATTTTGGGACACTGAAGTGCAGGACAATCTCGATAGGAGAATGACATGACATTATCCAAGGCCCAGTTCCGCGAGGCCAGGGAGCGGTGCGGCATCAGCCAGAAGATGCTTGCCGACCGGTTCGGCAATGCCGTGTTGACGGTGAAACGTTGGGAGAAGCCCGGCGAGGCGGAACCACCGGCAGACGTGCAGGCATGGTTGGAAAGTATGCTCACGCAGCATGTCGAAGCGGTCGAGGCCGCTTTGGATGCGGTGGAAGAGATGACGGAAACGCAAGGGCACGCGCCAAGCCATGTGGACCTGCTCTATTACCGTTCGCAGGAACACTACGACCGTTATGGCCGGGACAAAGGCGATTACGCCATTGTCAATGCCCGCAGCAGGGAGATAGCTGCGATCCTTGAAGCCGAAGGTATCGAAGCGCGGTTCCGTTATCCCGAGGATGATGAAGCCGGTTTCCAACGTTTGGCGAACACTCGCTGAAACGCAAAAAGCCCCTCCTCCAAACGGAGAAGGGGCAGATTTATAAAAAAACGGGTGTAAAAAATTCCACGGATACTATAATTCCGCAAATTTTTCCACGCCGAGGTTGAGTTTCCGGCGCGAGGTTGAGTCTCACGCCCGAAAATTAATCACGGTCAGGCGTTGCGCAGCGGATTGTAGGCGACACCGAAACCGGACGCGACGACACCGGCGGCGGTGGAAATGAAACCTCCAACCTGCGCGTCGCCGAACATCATGAAACCCAAACCGACGATAGACGCGGCCAGAGAGGCCACGTAGATGACGGTCCTGACCGTATCGTTGAACACCGGCTTGTAGCCACCGGAATCCCTATAGTCGTCGGAAAGATCGTCCACGACCGTCTCGACCGTGGAACGCGCATGCTCTGCCATTAATACCACCTTTCCTTTCAGGCCTTGACGAGATACCAGACGCTCTTATCCGCCGGAGCCAGCGCGACGTAGCGCACGGCCCCGCTATAAGCCACGTAGCGGCCCCAGATGTAGCCGTCCGCGACCATGCCCCAATGGTCAAGATTGACGGTCTGGCCGTTGGAATAGGTGGCGACCACATTACCGGAAACGCTTGGACGGTCGCGCACGTTGAGCCCGTCCACGGCCACACGATACGTGCCCTGCAACACGTTCACGGCGGACGATGCCGTGGCTTCCTGCGTCGGCTGGGCGGTGGACGGCGGCGCTGCCGTGCCGGTCATCCTGTCGTACCATGCCTGTGCGCGCGCCATGTAGGCCGCGTTCTGATCTCCCGCGAGGCTGGCCGGGCAGCTGGTGGACGTGAAGTCGGAGTGCGGGAAAACGTTGACGCCCCACTGCGGCCTGCCGAGGCCGTAATGCTTGCAGAGCGCGGCCACGAGGTGCGCGCCGTTGTCCAACGTCGCCTCGCTCAGCATCCACGGACTGGACGAGATGTCCGCGTGCTCCACGCCGATGCTGGTCAGGTTCGACGCCCAATCTCCCGTATGCCACGCGGTGTCGGTATCCCACACGTGCTGCGAGATGCGGCCGTTCGCGTCCACCTGGTAGTGGGCGCTGGCCTCGCGGGTCTGCCACACGTCGTAGATCTGGCGTGCGGTGAGATTGCCGGCATTATGGTGCACGACGATCTTGTCGACCTTGTGGCCTTGGCGGCCCTTGGTCATGTGCGTGGAGAGAATGAGATCCTCGTCAGCCTCCAGATTCTCCCATGATTTCATATGTTTCCTCCTTTTTGATGTTTTTACGAAAAGACGAGCGCCCACATCATGACGGCCATCTCCAGCAGTCGCAGGAGCGGCAGCATGAGCAGGACGACGCAGACGAGCGTGAACGAGGCCAGAAGCAGCGTCACGACACAGATGAGCCATACCGGCACGTCATGGCCGCGCCACAGCAGCCACGCCACCGCAAGCAGCAGCGCGACGAACGCGACTGCCGCGGACGTCAAAGCGATCATGCTGGCCGTCATTGCCGGTCCTCCAAATATTTTTCGGCGGCGTTGACGATCCAGCATTGCGCGTCCAATTTCTCAAGCTTCGTCAACTCGTATCGGACGGCCTCGCTGTGGTCGTGCTGCGCGTCGCCGTAGATCAGGCTGATGATCGTGTTCTTAATCGTGTCACGGCAGAGCTCGTCCATACGGTCGTCGAATTTCTCGGTGCGTTCGCCTAGCATTCTGGTTTTGGCGAAATGCTGCGAGAGCGGCGAATCGTATGGCAACCGTTCCGGTTGCACGTGCGCGTACAGGCCGGTTGCCAGCGCGTCCAAAGCGCCCGGCCAGACTTTGAGGCCGAGCGTGATGATGGCGCACGCGCCGCCCACACCGCCGAACCCGGCTAGAAAATTTTGCAGCACATTACATCTCCTTACGAAAAAGCCCCGCACGTGGCGGGGCTGTGGTTTGTCTAATACGGGTGGTCAGAGGCGGCGAACACGAGCGGCAGGCCGAGGTTTTTGAGCATGGTCACGAGCGAGGCATCCTCGTAACCGCACAGGCGGACAAGCACGGTAACACCGGGGTAAATGGCCACCGTATCGTTGTTGATACCGATCAGGTTGCCGCCGTCCGCCTTCTCCCACACGATCTTCGCCAGCCCGTCCTGCAGCGGCGGGTACAGCCAGCCGACACTATCGCCGGCGACGGTTATCTCACACCCCTCGGCTGTGGTCCTCGCGCTGGCCGTCATGCCATGCGGCACCCACGGCACCACCGGATCACGGTCCTTCAACGCCGGCGGATTGTATAGATTCCTGATCCTCACGCGGCCACCCCCAAACTGAGGGCTAATAGATTGCCGTATCCTTGTCGAAGCAGTTGACGCCGACCGTCTGGAGGACAGTCCAATCGTCGGCGGAGAAGAGTCCTCGGCATGCGAGCAGGACCTTCGCACCGGCGCCCATGAGCAATCCTTTGCTCCACAGGCTTTTGTTCTCCGTGATTGCTAGACCGCCGCTGAACGTGACACCGTTGCTCGTCGGCTCCACACGCCCCTGCACATCCTCGATGAGGGCCGAGCATATGCCTCCGTCCTTCGCCGGAATGACGATGTTGCCCCACAATCGCAGGAGCTGATTGTCCTCGGTCGCCGTGTAGGTCTGCCCCTCCACGGTGCCGGGGAATGAATTGCCGTTCGATACGATGGTCTTGGTGGCCTTCGCCATATTCCGTATAATCATCGGCGGTCACCCGCCCTGAGATCAGTACGGCGCGGTCTGCGCGGTGAAGAAGCCCGGAAGCCCCCCCCC